GCTCAAAATCTTGTCGGTAATAAGTTGACCCTCTACTCCATCACCACGAGTAAGTGCCTGCACCAGCTTACCGTCTACATAGAGCAGGCTAATAGCAGCACCATCAAGTTTAACACTCATGCTGACGTCGCCCATGCCTGCGATAGGATTGGGCTTGCCCTCATCCTCGTAGTGCTTTTGCAGGGAATACATAGGATAATAATGCTTGGCTTTTGTACCCTGAGCTTGTGCGCCTACTGCTGAATACTGGATAGTTTCAGCTAGGCGATCAAACTGTTCGTCACTAATAATAGGAAAGCCAGCATAGTAAGCCTGACTTGCTGCATCTAAGTATTGTTTAATGCTCATAGTTCTTGTACAAACTCACAAAGAAGTTGATTGTGGCGGCCGCCATGCCAGTGCTCTAATTCATCCATCTCATGCCACCAGTATTCGCTTTCTGGATGACAACCAATCAAACCAACACTGCCTTGATAAATTGCCATTGCATCGCTGTTTTGATATGTAGCTACTACTTCGGCATTGTCGGTGTCGCCTACAAAGGCACAGCCGTCATAAAAGTACATATGCTCTACGTCACCCATCCAGTTTACTTTGGCAGTCGTAGCATACTCTGTGCTAATTTCTGCACCTGCTCTAGCAATATACTGTACTGGCTCGATGCCGGTCAGCAAATCAAAATAGAATGATCCTGCCCAGTACGCGCCCATGCAGATACCTAAATATTTGCCGCCATGATCAATAAAGTCTTGAACTGCATTAATGTGCTCAACACTGAAGATTTCGTCAAACTCGTCGCTGTCGCCAATACCACCCGGAAAGGCAAGAATATCTACAGTTTCCAAGAAATCTTCATTTAAATCTTCAATGCCAAACAGCTTAACCCTAAACTTGGGTTCAAAGGCTGCTTCCATAGCCAGCGCACATTCTACTTCACAGATGGGATCGTGAATAAAAATCGCAATTGTCTGTTTCATAGCCTTTTCCTTTTTCAAAATATGTTATATTATAGCAGTTTAGGGTCACATTGTCAAGCGGGTTTTTCTAATAGCTGTCTAGCGTAGCTTTCAATAATTTCGTGTCCTTCGGCTGTACTGCAAATATCAAATAAACCGTCTAGCAAGCTGTAGATATTTTGCAGTGAAGCAGGAATACTAATACCTTCTTTGCTAGGAATCCACTCGCCTTCATAGCTTAAAAAGTATTTACGCAGTTGAATATAGGTAACGTCTTTAAAATCATTAACTACTAGTTTAACCTGAAAACCTTTTTCTAAGTTTTCTTCAATCAACTTTTCATATAAAATATCGCTGGTCATATTGTGCCTATGTTAAAGTGTGCGCGAATGTAGGCGTCCACAGTTTCAGGATTTTCAGCATACATTTCTAGCGGAGTCTTATAACTAAAGTCTGCATTTTTAGTTACCCACCAACGTGTAACTAATACTTCTTTGCCAAAATAATCCATTAGCAAATTGTCATATCGTTGCTTTAGTGTACTCACAATTTTACTCCTAATTCACGCAAATGTTGTAAACTAGCCAACTCACTAGCAGGTTGATAGGCACTTTGCAACCAGCGCTCGCTTAACAACCAGATTCGGTAAATCCAGCCATGTTCGGGATGCTTTTGCTCAGCACAGATTTTTGCCATAGAATCGTATCTAGCGCTGTAAACTACTTCGTCAATGTTAAACTTATCACGCATAGCGCCTTCAGGAATTAGCTCTGGCCTAAAGTAGTCTGGGCTAGTTTTACGAACAGGTACACTGTACTTTTCTAGCGTTTGCTTAATAAGCTGTGTACCACGAAAAGTAGTTTTAGTGATAGCATCAATAGTTTCACCAGCCAAATAGCTTTGAATAATGTACTGTACCTCATCCAAGCTAAGTGGTTTGCCACGTTTTTCTGCTCTGCGCTTAGCGTCCTTTTCTTTACGATCTTTGTGTTGCTGTACAAGTTGATCTAGGCGAGTAGTATTATAGCTCATGCCAAGAATTTGACAAGCATCTTTTTTAGTAATTGGTTTTACACCTTGCTCTTTGGGTTCAAGCAAGGAAATTACTCTATCCAAATTACTATCAGTCATACGTTCTTGTTCAAGTTCACTACGCTTACGAGCCATAATAATTTCCTAAATAGAAAGGGCAGCACAAGGCTGCCCAATATTTTTACAGTTTTAAGCCTTCAACACACTCAAAAAGTATACGGCTGCTTTACCCGTCATTTTGCTCAAAATATCGTCATCAATCGGAGCACCCTTAGCCTCGATTGCTGCTTTCAAGTCAGCAATGCTAGACTCTTTGCTTACACGTTTGGGTGCATCACCAGCGGCTTTTTTATCACCGCTAGGTTTAGCAGCGGTGTCTTTTTTAACATAGACACCTGCTTGAACCAAAACCATACGAACGCCATTAGGCGAGGCTTCGATTTCTTCAGCAATGTCTTTGATGATCTCAGTACTAGACTCTGGCGTTGGCTCAGCGTCTTGATACATTTTAATTACTTGAGCCTTGAGCTCGTCATTCCATTGAGTCATATTTTTCCTTAAATAAGTTCAGTAGTTACGTCAAGCATTTTACTAGGAGTAAATTGACGATAGTTGTGTTTTAAGTCATGTTTAGCAATTAACTGCATAGTTTCCTCATGTTGGCGATTTTTTAATTCGCGCATTTCACGAGTAAAGTGTTCAAACTCAACTTCAGGCAGTTCAGTAACATCAATTCCGCCAAGCAGGTGCGTAGGTTCTTGTGTGACCACAACGGAGCGAAAGCTAGTGTCACCATTGGTTTTTGTGTACTTAAATTCCATGAATTTCATCTTAAATCCTTTTTATGCAGTGAATTAATATTATAACAATAATCAATTGCAAGTTCAAGTTTATTTTTCGCGTATAGCTCTGGTAATACCTAGCTCAGCATTTTTGTAGAGTGAAGGAACAAAGATCAACCAAACCATAACTGGAGCTAGTACGGTATTAACAATAAAAAAGATAACTAGGCTGATTATTGGAGCATTAGTAAAATCATTATCTACACCGTCTAGTTTAGCTTGATAAATTGCAGGCCAAAATAGCACATAGATTAGTGTTAGCGAAGTGGTTAAGGCAAAAATTGCGTAATATTCAAATGCTCCCATGAAGCCTATCCCCCAACTTAAAGCTGACTTTGAGATCACCTAAAGTTTTGGGATCAAATTTATTGCGTAAACTAGCTAAGGTTTGTTCTGCTAATTTAGTATTGCTGCTAAAAACATCATGTGGGCAACTGCCGCACACTGCTTTAATTAACTGAGCCTCACGTTTCCTAGTTTTAGTCCAAGGCCTAGTTTTTGGAGTTTTGCGACGATAACTAATATTTTTTAGTGCTGTTTCAATCTGTTTATTATTTGGATTACGCTCCAGTGCCCTAAGCAACTTACGCTCTCTGTTTGATTTCCAACGACTTTGTGATTGATATACAGTATACAAAGCCTGTTGGCCTTTACTAGATGTTTTACTCGCCATATGTATAATGTCCTGTTAGTGTGTAGCTACCATCACTACGTTGTTTGATGGTTAAACATCCGTGTTTTTCTAGGTATTCAAATATCTCAAATACTGAGCCATAGTCTTTAAGATCAATGTCATATGCATAAAACAATCGTTTTATTGCATCTAAGTATTCCATTGTAACTAAGAGTGTTTGATTACCTAATTCGTGCAATATAATTTTAAAAGGATTCTTCGTCATCGTCAGCGTGGACTACAGCAATTTCTTCTGAAGAATTCTCTAGTTTATTCTTAACAATCTCAGCATGACGAATATCTTCATACTGATCCTGAATCTGCATCAGTGCGCTAATAAGTTCACTGATGCACTCAATGTGAATGGGGACTCTGCGACCACAAGTGTCATAGATAGTAAATTCATCTAGTCCACTAACACCGCTGCCGTATTCAATGCCATAGAAGAATGAGTGATTAACATGGCTTTTAGCCACAAACATATCTTCTGGATCAAGAACGTCCTTATTCTCAATTGAGCCAAAGTAGTATTTCATTTTGTTCCTTTTTTGTTAAATAATTTGCCAGAAATAATATTATAGCAAAGTTATGCTGATTATTCAAGTAAAAATTTTTTATTGTGGCAGGGATACTAGGATTCGAACCTAGAATAACGGAATCAAAATCCGTGGTGTTACCATTACACTATATCCCAACTGTTTGGCTCCCCAGCGTGGGATCGAACCACGGACCAACAGATTAACAGTCTGCTGCTCTACCGCTGAGCTACTAGGGAATTATTGGCGGAAAGTATAGGATTCGAACCTATGCGCCCATTTCTGAACGACGGTTTAGCAAACCGTTGCCTTAACCACTCGGCCAACTTTCCTTAAAACTGATAGGCTCTATTAATCGTCACCTTCTTTATCATCTAGTTCCATAAATACGTCTACTAAGATATCACGATAAGGTTGTGCAACCATATGCAAGTCTAGTAAGTATGTGTCTAGGTGACAATTTCGTAACAATTGAGCATGATACATAAATTGACCATAAGCCTCCTGATCTTGGCTAATATTTTCGTTAGCATAATCCTCTAGTGCTTGGGCCATTGTATTAAGCATATAGTCTGGCATATCTGATTTAGTAGTAATTCTAACTAATTTTAGGGCTTTGCCCTCTCTGTCACGCATAATTTGATTACGCTTAGCTTCTGCCCAAGTTTGGCCGCCATCGCCGCCCCACATATCCCAGGCTACACGACCTTTGCTAGGAAAACCCTCTTCACCGCTGTTAAATCCAGTAGCCTGCTTGTCCACCTCATGTCGGCTGAAAAAACTGTGCATCCTGAGCACAACACTAGCACTAAGTGGTTCACGGTTTTTAAGTTGATTGGCACGGGCTAAACCTACAAGCGTACCGCCTGGTTTGCCTTCTTCATGCCACTTTAGTGCACGTTTGGCTGCACTTGCCATGCCCGTAGTAGGCGTATAAGTTTCTGCCATTTTAAGTCCTATGGATTAGCTAGGAAAAATGCAAAGGCAAACCCTAGCGGTGTCATTGATCGTAACTCTTTAGTTCGCTCACTTTTACCGCCCAGCTTCATTATCCACGAATTAGGGTCGGGTTCTACTGGCGATTTAGGCAAGTCACGGTTAAACTTACCCCATAAACCAGTTTTCTTGGTATAGGCATCGCCAAACCAGTGTGGTTGAAAGTACCAAGGATCGCCTAGTTGTGGACGTAATTTTTGCAATCTGCCTACTGGATTTTCTATAGCCCAAAAGTGCGGCTTGTAGTAGTCTATTAATTCTAGTGTTTTATCTACTAGTTGTAAGCTGGCTGCAGTTCTACCATCTTGGTCTTTTTGTTTCCAGTATTGTGCACCACTACCAGCAAAATCTGTGCAAGGCGGAGCGGCTAGGATACCGTAAATTTGATTAGGCAAGTCACTAGGCGATAGTTCTAGAATATCAATATCTAGTTTAATATCTACTTGTAGTACATTATAGCCAGCCTCTTTGTAATACTTAGGCCAATTACCGCTGTAGTCGAACAAGGACAAAATCGTTTTCATAATACAATCTCTGCAATATGGCTAGTCGTTCTTGTTCAGTATAACTAGTCCACAAAGTAATTTCTTCTCGGGTACGACCACAGCCCACACAAATTTCAGTATTAGGATTGATCTTGCAAATCTGTTGACACGGAGTCAGCATCTCTTTCTAACCTTCTAGCTTCGCATAGTGATTCTACGCGTTTAGTTACTTCATCACTGTGTAGCCATAAATCTTTGTTTTCTAGCAAGCTATCAATCTCCTTGTTAGTTAAGAAGTTCTTGTAGATGTACTGTAAGAATTGTTTAGACCATTCGCGTTCAAATACAGCTTGATCGTAGATCTCGCCGCCTTTGCCAAACATACCGCCACTGTAGTTGTGAAACATAAATAGGCTATGTGGTGTAATCTCAAAAATATCTGCACATAAAAAGATCATTGTAGCAGCACTAATGCAGCTGCCCTCAACACTGCACACTACAGTAGCTTGCGTTTCACTTAACACACGCATAAATTGAATAGCTGTATTAAGATCGCCGCCGCTGCTATTAATGTAGATTTTTACTACATCTTCTTCAGTGGCACTACGAATGGTATTAAACCACTCAATATAATCCTCTGGTCCAGTAATTTGACCGCTTAGATAAAACTCATAAAGTGCGCTGGTGCATTTACGAAATCCACGATTCAATCCTGTATCCAGTATAAACGTATCTTCTTGTTTGTTCATGAGTTGTTATCCAATAAAAAAGCCCCCCTTGGTTACAAGGCGGGGGCATACCTCGGCACTAGCTTAAGCTGCTAGGGCAAATACCTCATCGTTGGCATTTATAAGTTTTGCTTGATTTACGGTCATCGCCTACCGAGTTGTCCACTTGCATACTTATCACACTGTCGAAACCATGACTGGCCCATCATAAAGAGACTCTAGATATTCTTTAGAGGCTTTAAGCCACAACTTAACAGTTATATTGTCAGTATTTTCATCACAGTTTTCAATTACCCATTTACATGTTTCAGGGTCTTTGGCATGATGAGCACATAATATATCCATTAAATCTCCTTATGGTGGACCAGGTGGGAGTCGAACCCACGTCCAGCGTGCCTTTTGGCTTGTTTCATACAACTATACTGTATGCCATCAAAAGATAGCAAACTTTGTGGGCCATTTGATCCAGCCCAAAATGATTCCAGTATTTTGGCGATTTAGGATCGCCACATCCAAATTTAACTTTAGTCCAATCAATATGATAATGGATTATAGCTTCTACCACTGCTAAAACTACAGCTAGTCCCAAACCAATAGGCTGAACAAGCATTGAAAATACAAATAATACTACTAGTGTACCTATTAGGTGATCAAGACTATGACTAATGCCTATAGGGTCTTGATATATACCTTTACGAACAGTTTGTGCATAAGTCTGTATTTTAAAATCAGCATACCAATGTTTTAGTTCTAGTAATAGCAGCAAAAGTATTGTATTCATTTTGCGTGCCAGTTTATATCCTCAATTAATGCAGCAGCACTAATTTTATAGTTAATTACTTCTTGTCTAGTTAATTCTTTGGTAAGCTGCTCCAGCAAAAACTGTGCTTTAGGCTCACGATATTCTCTAGCAGCCCATAGCCAGCAAAATGCCTGCTCTTTATACTTATCAACATCTAGGTGTTGAGTATAGTACTCTGCTAGTACCATTACAGCAGCTAAATTTTTAGTTTTAGCTACTGTGGTTAGGTGCTCTAGGGCAATCTGAATTTCGCTTTCACTGGACACGCCGCTGTGTAAAACCATTAAACCAAGTTCATAGGCTGCTTCTGGATTACGTTCAGCGCTTAATCGCCAGACTTTAATAGCTTTGCTGCGATGCTCGCCTAAAATACCACTAGCAAATACTTTGCCAATTTGAAACTGCCTATGACTATCAAAAAATCTACTGCACTCATCTAAGATGGCTACTACATAGTCTACTAATTGCTCAGGCACAATCTGCTTGCGACACATACTAACCAGCTCATCTAGGCTAGTAGCATCGCGATTGGTTACCCTGTGCATTAAAATCCTAATAGCGTACTCATATTTGCCATCAGTTTTATAGTCTAGTGCAGTTTGCAGTGACTGGTTCATTGCAGAGCGATCATTAAGCACATGGCTAATCATGGCATCACGTTCTACTCTGCTTACTTCTTTAGGTTTATTACTAGGATTTTGTGTAGCGCCAGGTACAGGAATAGACCAAATCTTAATAGGTTTTGGAATATTCTTAAATTGTTGTTCGCCACGATCTACAAACTTAACACTAGGTAGCTTATCTGCTACTAGTCTGTAGAGTGTATGACTCATGCTAATACCGCCGTAATCAGCCATAGACTCAATTCTAGCGCCAATATTAACTGTATCGCCTAAAAGGTTAGTGCCGTAAACAACTACATCGCCATAGTTTAGGCCCATACGCCAACGCATAGGTGGTTTAGTGCTATGCTCATTACGATTATGCAGCTTATGTTGACAGTCAATAGCAAACTGTACACAATTAACAGGATTGCTAAATTCTGCTAACACACTATCACCGGCAGTATTAAAAATTCTACCACTGTAGTCATTGATAAGCGGGTCAATAATACTTCTGCACTCGTCTAGTGCTTGTAAGGTTTCCTGCTCATCGCGACTCATCATGCGGCTATAGCCAACAACATCTGTACAAAATACGGCTACTGTTTTCTTCTCCATTGTAATTCCTGTGGTGCCCCTTGACAGAATCGA